GCGATTGGGCAGATTAATATGTTATTGGGACATTCAGATACAGGAAAAACAACCGCCTTACTACAAACTGCCGCCGATGCTCAAAAGAAAGGTATATTACCTGTTTTTATTATTACAGAACAAAAATTTAGTTTTGAGTTTGCTAAACAATTAGGATTACAAACTGAATATGTTGAACAAACCGATGAATCTACAGGAGAAGGGGAAGCATTTTGGGATGGGTTTTTACTTTATAAATTAGGTTTTGATTATATTGAACAAGCATTTGAATATGTGACTGAAATATTGGATGCGCAAAAGAATGGAGAAATACCTCACGATATAGTTTTTTTATGGGATTCCGTAGGTACTATCCCTTGTAAAATGAGTTTTGATGGTAAAGGAGGTAATCAACATACTGCCAGAGCAATTTCTGAAAAATGGGGTATGGGAATGGCACAGAGGATTACATCATCCAGAAAAGAATCTTCACCCTATACTAATACTATGGTATTTTGCAACCAACCTTGGGTAGAATTACCCGATAATCCTTTCAGTCAACCCCGAATACAACCAAAAGGTGGTCAATCTATTTACTTATCTTGTGCGTTAGTATTTTTATTTGGTAATCAAAAAAGTGCAGGTATTTCTAAATTAAATGCTACTAATCAAGGTAGAAAAGTAAATTTTGCGGTGAGAACTAAGGTTGGGATACACAAAAACCATATGAATGGATTGGGATATGCAGATTGTAGAATATTAGCTACCACACATGGATTTATTGAGGATGATAAAAAAGCAATAGATAAGTATAAATCCGAATATAAAGAATATTGGTCAGAAGTATTTGATAAGGTTGGGGAAGAAGTAGATTTTAGTATTGAAGAAGGAGATGCGATTGAAGCCCCTGTTGACTATGTAGATGTTTAATTTTTACAATTAATATGAAAAGTGCAAATACCACTTAAAAGAAAAAAATATACTAATACCTTACTTGTAGATGGTGATTCATTATTGAAAACCGCTTATTATGGAGCTAAAGATCTTTATTATAAAGATACCCATATAGGCGGTATTTTTCAGTTCTTAACTATGTTAAGAAAATGTTTAAATGAATATCGTTATGATAAAGTTTTTATTTTCTGGGATGGTAAGTTTAGTGGAAGATTGCGATATGATTTATATAAAGATTATAAAGCTAATAGAGATAAAGATTTTTATACTACTCTTGATCCTTCTGATCCAGAACTTTTCCTCCAAAAAGAAAGGGTTAAACAATATGCGGAAGAGCTATTTATTCGCCAATTTCAAGATGATATAATAGAGGCAGATGATGCAATAGGTCACTACTGTAATAATATTAAAGATAATGAGAAGGTAGTTATACTTTCTAATGATCGGGATATGTGTCAGCTTATAAATGATAAGGTTGGTATATATCTCATCAATTTAAAAAGAATTATTACTAAAGATACTTATATGGATGTTTTTAATCACCACCATACCAATCTTAAATTAATTAAAGTAATTGCTGGTGATGGAAGTGATAATATAAAAGGGATAAAAGGAGTTAAAGAAAAAACACTTTTAAAATATTTTCCAGAATTATCTACAAGATCTTTGACATTGGATGATATAATGAGTAAAATTGAAGTATTACAAAATGAGAGAAAAAGTAGATTGAAAACATTAGACAACATAATAAATAAAATTAGTGTGGGTATACAGGGTGAAAACATATTTGAAATAAATGAAAAGATTATAAATCTTAAATCTCCCTTATTAACAGAATCGTCTATAGAAGAGCTCGATACACTATTTGATACTTCTATTGACCCAGAGGATAGAAACACCAAGAACGTCATTAAAATGATGTTAGAAGATGGGTTAGTGATGGCTATACCTGGAGGTAGAGAAGGATATATAAATTTTCTCAGACCGTTTCTTAGGATCATTAAAAAAGAAATAAATTATTTTAAAAATCAAAATTAAAACAAATGAAAAAAAATTACGAAAATCTTCCATATGAATTTTTATTATTAATTAATAATAAACCCATAGTTGGGAGAAATTTTTCAATTAGGGGATTTAACCCAGATAGTTTACGATCTCTTGAACTTAAAGAGATTATAGATGATGTTTTATTTATTATAAAACAACAATTTGTTTCAAAGTCCGCAGATTATTTATATAAATATTATAACCCACATTTTGTCCAAACAGAAGAAGAGTTAAATGAGAGAGCACACAAAATAGATATTTATGAAAATGAAGATATTTTTACTTTCCAAATAAAAGTCAATGGAAAAATTGTTGCGGAAAGTATTTTTAGTGGGAATGATTATCCACCCAAAGTAAGATATGATGTTGATATAAGAAAAATCATACCCCAAATCATTGCTACGATTCAAAACGGTATGACTTTAAAAAATTATACAAAAGAATACTGCGGTTACGCGCTTTAAGAGATATTTATTAATATACTAATTAGTAAAAATTATGACTAGAAAAAAGAGTACAAATTTAGGGTATTTAGGATACAGTTTTCAGATTAGACTAGTCAAACAATTAATAGAAGATATTAAATTTTCAGAAGAAATAATGGATATTATAAGTCCTAAATATTTTGATAATGAATATCTGAGATTATTAGTTGCTAGTTTAAAAGATTATTATGAAAAATATGAAACAATTCCCACATATGAAACACTATTTCAAATAATTAAAGTAGATATTAAGCGAGAAATTGCTAGAGAATCTGCTTTAGAAATGATTAAAGATGTTAAAAATTCAGACCATAAAGATTGTTTGCATACCCAAGAAGTAGGAATAAAATTTTGTAAACAACAAGAACTTAAAAAAGCAATTCAACAGATACAAAAAATTCAGGATGCTGGAGATTTTGATAGATATGATGAATGTGAAGAAATATTAAAGGGGGCATTAGTAGTAGGAACCGATAAGGATACGGGAATTGATGTATTTCATGGTATAAATGATGTGTTATCTGAAGACTTTAGAAGTCCAGTACCAACAGGGTTAGTTGGTATAGATAATTTAATGGATGGAGGATTATCTAAAGGAGAATTAGGGGTAATATTAGCTCCTTTTGGTGTGGGTAAAACCACTTTAATAACCAAAATGGCTAATCATGCTTATAATTTAGGGTATAATGTAGTACAAATATTTTTTGAAGATAATCCAAAAGTAATACAAAGAAAACATATTACATGTTGGACAGAAATTTCTTTAAATGAATTAACCCATAATAGAGAAAAAATAGAAAAGATTTTACCTAAATTTAAAAATAAAAAAGGTAACCTTATTTTAAAGAAAATGGCAAGTGATGGTACTACCATTCCAAAAATTAAACAATATCTTAGAAAATTAACTTCTAATGGAACTAAACCTGATATAGTTTTTATAGATTACATGGATTGTGTTACACCGAGCAAACAATTTAAAGATGAGTGGGCTGGTGAAGGTAATGTAATGAGACAGTTTGAGACTATGATATCCGAATTAAATATTGTAGGATGGACTGCTATTCAAGGTAATCGTAGTTCTATTAAAGCTAATGTAGTAGAGGCTGATATGATCGGAGGATCAATTAAAAAAGGACAAATAGGTCATTTTATTTTATCAGTTGCTAAATCATTAGAACAAAAAGAAGAAGGAAGAGCAACTTTGGCCATCCTTAAATCTAGATTTGGTAAGGATGGTATTATATTTGAAGATATTTTATTTGATAATGGCACCATCCAAATAGATACCACTATGTCTAGTGATGTATCCTTTTTAGATTTTGAAAAAGGTGAAGAAAAGAAAAAATCAAATTTAGTAATAGAAGCAATTAAGAAGAAGAAGGGTATTCTTGGAGATACTTAAAAAGAGATACCACTAATTATTGATATTAATTAATATAGGTAGGGGGCACTACACCCCCCATTATAATAATAAGATAAAAGAAAAAAATATAATATGAAATTATCAAGCAAAATTTTATCAGATATAACAGTTTATATGAAATATGCGAGATTCTTACCAGAACAAAATAGACGTGAAACTTGGGAAGAACTTGTAACTCGAAATAAAAAAATGCATATTAAAAAATATCCATTTTTAGAAGAAGAAATAAATAAAAATTATCAATTGGTATATGATAAAAAAGTTTTGCCTTCTATGAGAAGTATGCAGTTTGGTGGTAAACCTATTGAGATATCCCCAAACAGAATTTATAATTGCGCATATATGCCAATTAATCATATTGATTCATTTAGTGAATGTATGTTTTTATTATTAGGTGGTACAGGTGTAGGTTATTCCGTTCAGAAACACCATGTGGAAAAATTACCCCCCGTTAATAAACCTTATACTAAAAGAAAAAGAAGATTTTTGATCGGGGATTCCATTGAAGGTTGGGCAGATGCAATAAAAGTATTAATGAAATCTTATTTAAATGGTAAAAGTTCACGTATAGAATTTGATTATTCAGATATTAGAACTAAAGGTGCTAGATTGGTAACTTCTGGTGGTAAGGCTCCTGGACCACAACCATTAAAAGAATGTATTCTTAAAATAAGGGGGGTGTTAGATAATCATGAAGATGGAGATCAATTAACTACTTTAGAAGTGCATGATATTATCTGTTATATTGCCGATGCAGTATTAGCGGGAGGTATTAGAAGGGCTGCCTTAATTTCTTTATTTAGTGCAGATGATGATTCTATGATGGGATGTAAAACTGGTAAATGGTATGAATTAAATGCCCAAAGAGGTAGAGCTAATAATTCTGCTTGTCTTATGAGACATAAAATTACTAAAGAATTTTTTATGGATATATGGAAAAGAGTAGAGTTAAGTGGTAGTGGAGAGCCGGGGATTTATTTAAATAATGATAAAGATTGGGGTACCAACCCTTGTTGTGAAATAGCATTAAGACCCTACCAATTTTGTAATTTGTGTGAAGTTAATGTTAGTAATATTGAATCTCAAGAAGATTTAAATTGTCGGGTAAAAGCCGCATCATTTATTGGAACTTTACAGGCAGGTTATACTGAATTTCACTATCTTAGAGAAATATGGCAAGAGACTACTGAAAAAGAAGCCCTAATAGGGGTGTCAATGACAGGAATTGGTAGTGGTAGAGTATTAGGGTATGATATGGTAAAAGCATCCGATATAGTTAAAAGAGAAAATGCACGAGTAGCTCGATTATTAGAGATTAAAAAAGCGGCACGTACCACTACGGTTAAGCCCGCTGGTACTACTTCATTAACACTTGGAACCTCATCGGGGATTCATGCATGGCATAATGATTATTATATTAGAAGACTCAGAGTAGGGAAAAATGAATCAATTTATCATTATCTTAATAATAATTATCCACAACTATTAGAAGATGATTATTTTAGACCACACGATACTGCCATTATTTCTATCCCACAAAAAGCTCCGGAGGGCTCGATATTAAGAACCGAATCCTCTTTTGAGTTATTAGAAAGGGTTAAAAAAGTTGCTAATGAATGGGTTAAATCCGGACATCGAACCGGATCTAATGGTCATAATGTTTCCGCGACAATTTCTCTTAAAGAAGAAGATTGGGAACTGGCGGGAGAATGGATGTGGGAAAATAGAGAATATTATAATGGTTTATCTGTTTTACCTTATGATGGAGGAACGTATGTACAACCTCCGTTTGAAGATTGTAGTAAAGAAACTTATGAAAAAATGTTAGCTTTATTACAAGAAGTAGATTTATCTAAAATAGT